CTTGAACAAACTCTAAAATTACATAAAAAATTACTTAAAGATGACATTGAACATGGTATATGGTTTAGTGGTGGTGGATTCCACATATGGGTCGCACTATCAGAAACATATACTCCTGCCAGTGGCTCTCATTTATCGGCAATTAGAGAAGCCGGTATGAGAAGTGTAAACGACTGGATTAAAGAACTAAAATTGTACTGTTCTGATCCAGCAGTTCCATTTGACACAAGTGGACTAATTCGTATTCCTAACTCCTATAACGCTAAGCGTGGTTATTGGAGTATTCCACTAAATACTGAAGATTTAGAAAGTGGCATTGACCACATTTTAGAAAAGGCATTAGATCCGGCAAGTGGGGTGAAAAGTTACGGTACAAAGGGCATTAAATTACAAGTTCAAAAAGCGGGGGAAAAGAAAGGAGTATTCCAAAAGAATACTGTACCACTTGACCTACCTACGCTTAAAATGGACGGTGTAATTATACTACCTTGTCTTAACCAAGCCGCTTGCCAAATAGGAGGCAACCCTAGTCATGATGCAAGGGTACAATTGGCGAAATATTTAGCAAAGCGACTGAGACATTTCCTACCACTTGAAAGATTTGCACCTGATATATTAGAAACTCATACTGAAAAAATTGTATCATTCATAAAGGGTCTACAATGGGCAGATTTTGATGAAGGGATAACTCGTTATCAAGTTAGGACTATTGTAGGTAAAGACTACCCACAAACCTGTAAGATGCTATGGACTAAAGGGCTATGTATGGGTAAATGTAGATATTGGGATAAAACAGGTGCAATTGAGGAGGAGATAGCATGAAGCATACTTTACATGGCGCTAAATGCGAAATTTGCAAAAAATCAATAAAAGTCAACCATAGGTCAACACGCAGTATATGCTTCAATTGTAATAATGACCCACCACCTGAAAAATATAGATGTCAAGGCATTAATGGTAAGAAAAAAAGATGTGGGCACTGGGCTAAACTTGATCTGAAATGGTGTGGACATCATATACCAAAGGAGGACTAATTTTGGCAAAAAAAATATTATCATTAGTAGAAGCCATAATTTTAATAGTAATTTTAGTACCTATTTTAGTTGTATTATACCCTATTTATTGGATAAACAAAGAGGTGCTTAGATGACTAAAATTCCATTAATTATCGATTCTAATGAAAGAGGCCCCCTTAGAGATGCCATCATAAGAATGGCAGAAAAACAAGGTATCGCTACTAAACAAGAATTCTTACAAGGCATGGGGGATTACAAAGCAGGAGATGGACACATAGAATGCAAGAGCATTTCAGATCTATTCCAATCTACATACTCAGGTCACCTTATGAGGCAAATGGAAAACCTTGATGCTAATTGTCAACGAGTGTTCTTAGTCGTGCATGGTGACTTAGCAAAGTATGTCAAAATATCAAACAACCAAGGTAGAAAAACAACATATTCCAAATGCCTCAATCAATTAACAGGCATTATCGCTCGCATTATGGCTGATTTCGATTGCCATGTATGGCGAGCCAATAACTATAGCGAAGCGGCTATGTTTATTACCAAATTACATTCCAAATTGCATAAACCAGCATCAAGGCATGGTGCTAAAGCAATTACTAGAGTTAGCACTAATGACATCAGGGCTGACATGTTATTATCTATTCCCGGCTTCGGCCAAGACTTAGTGGAAAAGTTGCTTGATAAATGTGGTAGCATCGAAGAGATGTTACATGCCGAATCAGTTAAACAGGTGAGGGGGATGGGTACAGTTCTGCGACAGAGGTTAATCGAGGTACTAACAAGTGAAGACCCCGTAAAAGTCGAAAGGAAATACAGTAAACGGAGAGAGAAAGTATGATTGAACATAGTGTAGAGCATTACGAGTGCGTACAGAAATACCCAATTCTAAAGGGATATTTAGAACATTTTAGAGAAGTATCAAAAGATAACGAAATACCGGGACTACTATCCTTTTTCTTTATTCTTGGTCAGGCAGCATTACCATTTGTTAGAATACCAATAGGTGCTTCTAATATCGATCCTAGAGTTAGCGTATTTTGGATTCAAGATACAAGAACTGGTAAGTCTGTGGCATTTGAAATCATACAGCGTATTATGAGGGATGCTGGTTTAGAATGTGTAGATTACACAACTGGTACCGATGCTGCAATGGTAGGTTCCTTTTCACGAGATGAAGATGGTACTTTACACCAAACTCCCGGTATACTAGCGGGCAAGAAAGGACTGAACTTTGATGAAGGTTCAATTATCCTAAAGCCGAATCAGCATTCAGAAGGGACTGTCTTGTTCCTTCAATCTGCATTAAATTCCGCAGGTACTGGTAGAAATGTATTAACTAAGCATTTGAAAGATGGGACCATTACAATTGAATCTTTAGTTTCACTTTGGATTACTACTTATCCCCCACAAGGTATCAAAGAGCATGTATTAGACAAAGGTATCTTCCAAAGAGTGTTAGTGTATTGGAGACACTGGACATTAGATATGAAAAGGAACATTGCTCACCAATTAGCAGATTCGGTACATAATCAAGTAGATTTTGAAATATCATATAATGAAGTTGTAGAATTCTTTACAGATTTAGGTACAAGATTAAAACAAAGAGTATGTGAATTAAATGGAAACCCTGCGGGTGAATGGAATGATTCTACTCATGAATTAAAAGAGGGGTGGACAATGAACTCTATGTATGATATGTTTACATTAGATAATTCCTACCGTTCAGCACTCCATCAAGCAATCGATGATTATTATGACTTAGTAGAGAACATGGATCCAAAGAAGCAAGGGGTATGTGCCTCTTTTATCATGGGTCTACAGAATTATACTAATGTTTTAGCGCATCATATGGCTATAATAGAGGGTGTTTGGGTCGTTACTGGTGACCATGTAGATATGGCTAAAGAAATACTATACGACCTATATCACAATCTAATAGACTGGCTTGAATCAGAAGTTAAAGTTGGTATGGCTAGTGCTACTAAGAGAAAACTCCAAGCGAGTTGGAAAAGTGCATATTGGCGCTGTGAACAGGTTGATTTTAATGATAATAGAGGGCCGGGTTGGATAAAGAAAGCAGAGTTACTAACGATGTTTGGTAAAGCAGAGAACTTGACTAGTAAGGCCGGTATTAACAACAAATACAATGAATCAGCCACAGGGTTGTTTGAAGATACCCGTGAAGGTAAGAGCAAGTATGTTCGATTATCGAAAGACCATAGAAAAAAGGGTGACTGAAATGATGAAAACATGTTCACTCTGTAATTCTGAATTTGAATATAATAACGAGGGTATTAGTGGTTATTTTGGCTTACTGAAGGTTGAATTTTGTGACTTTTGTTTAGCCTGCATGGGTGCTATGAATGATAGTCTCAAAGTCTTAACAGGTGAAGAGGAATGAAAGGAAAATATTTCGTAGTATTCGCTTATGGGAATGATTTTTCTCATATGGTAAGTAGTCCTGAAGTGGTTATTATCAAAGGAGAAGATTACCTTTCAGTATATACTAGTCATCGCCCTTATGTCGATTCAAAGCCAATAACATACAATAAAATACAATCAGAAATGGCTAACATAATTGATAACGGTGGTATATTAGTTCTAAAGAATACAAAGGAATACGGACTAACTACTGCTTGGGCTGAATTGGGGAAAAGTAATCCTACTGATATGATAAAATATATTGAAGATCATGTTTTTGACATAGATGCTGAACTAAAAAGAATAATGGAACATCAAGTAAATCTTAATGATTTAAGTTATACTTTACATACTGAACTATATGCACCTATTTGGCAGAAAGGTAGTAAAAATAAAATTATAAACGAATGCATCTCAGATGCAGGTATTATACTCACTCTGATACAACACTGTAGTAACGCAGGACATATTAATGTGAGGTCACGACGAACAGGAGTAATAGAAGGAGTTGATGTAGAATGGTAAACAATGGAGAACAACAGCAAACAGCACAGAGCCTAAATATTCGTGCTGCGAAAGCAATCGCAGACACGGTAAAAACGACGCTTGGTCCGGCGGGAATGGACAAGATGATGGTTGATGGAGGGGGAAATGTCATTGTGACAAATGATGGCGCTACAATCCTCCAAGAACTAGATGTATCTCATCCGGGCGCTAAGATGATTATTGAAGCGGCTAACACTCAAGAAAGCATGTGTTATGATGGTACAACTAGTACAGTAGTATTAGCAGGTCAATTGCTTAGCAACACAGAATCATTATTTGACAAGGGTTTACACCCCAATGTAATTTGTAAAGGTTACAGACAAGCATCTAAGTGGGCCATCGAACATATTCAATCGTTGGCAGAAGCAGCCGCCCCACATCTAAAACATGTGGCACAGACATCCATTACAGGTAAGTCTCTTGAATCTGCTATGGAGCATGTCAGTGAATTATGCGTAAAGGCGGCAGAGTTAGCCGGTGGCGATTTTGAGCGCATCCGTGTCTTGTGTCAGCCCGGTGGAGGGCTTGAGGACTCTTCTTGCTTTTCAGGGGTAGTGTTACACAAGGAATTCATGTTACCTGCTATGCCACTTATACCGCTTGGTAAAGCATTACTAATTAATACTGGACTCAGTAACAAGAAGGATGAGGACAATGTACAGGTTTCACTTGGATCTGCTGCTGAATATCAGCAATATAAGCAACAAACAAGCCGTGACCAATGGATAGATATGGCATCTGTAATTTACAGTGTATTACCTAATGGTGGTGCTGTGTTTGTTAGAGATCATGTAAACGAAGTGGTTGCTGCTACGCTGGCTAAACACGACATTAGTGTTGTACAACGCTTGCCCGAAAGTGATATGGTGGCTCTTTCTAAGTTACTGAATGTACCAATTTATCATACAACTGAAGATTTAGTTGTAGAAAAACCACAAGAAGTCGCAGTAGATGCAGACATCGAATGTACCACCATTGGTGACATGAAGTATGTCGTCGTCAAGGGTACTGGTGAAGTCACCACTCTAATTCTAAGAGGTGCTACTAAGCAAACGCTTGATGAAACCGAGCGTGGATTTGAAGATGCTCTCGGAGTGGTCTGCCTTGCCTACAATACAACGCAGGTAGTACCGGGCGGCGGTGCACCATATCTGAATTCTGCCATTAATCTAAGAAGCAGGGCTGCAGAAATAGGTGGTCGTGCTCAAATGGCAATCGATGCCTTTGCAGATGCACTGGAGTCGATACCTGCCACTATTGCAGAGAATGCCGGTCACGATCCACTAGACATCGTACTAGCGCTCAGGAATGAGCACTTGTCGGGTAATGTCGATTACGGTCCTAACATTGAGGATGGGGGCACTTGTTCAATGAAAGACGCTAATGTATGGGAACCACTCAATCTAGTCAAGCAAGCGATTCAGTCTGCGAGTGAGGTTACTATCAGCATCCTACGCATCGATGACATCATCGGTAAGCGTGGTGAGTAGCATGGGTAGAGGCGGTCAACCTAAAGAAAGGTGCCCTAATTGCAAAGATAGGCCTATTCTAGTTACACTTGGTGCGAGAGTGCCGGAAGAAGGTTACAAAAAGGCCCCTAGAAGAACAGTTGGTAAGATGTGCAGTAGTTGCCCGTATGTAAGAATTAGAGACAGGCATTATCTCAAATACGAGAAGCAGTAACTAATTCTCTAGCAAAGCGCCCGTAAGGGAACCTACGAGGCTTAGATCGCTTAGATTTGGGCAGGGACTTTTCCCCCAACTTGCATAAGTACCCGCAAAGAGGACATTCCTGAACTGCCGTACCTTTGCCGGAAAAGTAAACGCCTCTAATTACAAGGGGAATGCTTTTCTCGCCACAGTCGGCACATTCTATTCTCAAAGCAGAGAGTAAATTGCCCATCAAATCACCGCATGGTGATCTAGTATATGCCAATTGGTACCATCGAATACGAATTTGGCATATTGGTCTGCTGCTACATTTAGCAAAGTACTGGAGCCAGCCGGAGCATTAACAAAATTGAGAGCATGAGCGCCCGCAGTATGGTATATCTCTATGATATGGCCCGGAGGCCAATCAGCAGCGACACCACTAGGTGTGAAGGTGGTGGTACCACTTGTAGTAGCAATCCACATATTAGGTCCATCAAAAGTACAAGCCTGAGTAGTTGCTATAGTTGCTACTTTCACTTCATTAGGCCCTAGTCTATGCGTATGCATTGCTTTAGTTCCACCCAATGTTTTAGATGCAGCATAAAATAACATGGAATGTGAATCGGGCGTATGACTTTGCCAAACTGCACCAAACTCACTATTAGTTAAATCTCCACCTTCAGGTGAATTGTATAATGCGGCTAAATCAATGTGCGAATTAATGGCATTACCGGCTGTATGAAAATTAGTACCAGTAGTAATTCCACCCTTTGTTAAATGTTGAAGATACATAGGGCTGGTTCTAATGAACACCCGCCTATCATGTAATACAGGTGTATCATTTAATGCATCTGTTAAAGTACTTTCATCGCTTTCCAATGAATACCTCAATATACCCAATACAATTGATTGGTGGTTAGAACGAGTATTACCAATAGAAGGATCTGCCAAAAATCCTGAAGGTAAAAGAGGTGTACCTACTGCAGGGGCTACAGGAGTACCTACTTCATAACGAATCCTTGTTGTTGTTCCACTATCAGAGCATATGTAAACTACAACATATACATCGCTATCAGCAGTAGGTACAGCAGGCAATTCGCCATTAAAATTAGCAGTACCCGTTGCTCCAATAACAATTGCTTGAGTAAGCCCCGGTCCACCTGCAAATTTGTAAAGTGCACCGTCTAATACGCACCAACCACCGTGTATTGTTAATGCACCGGATGCACCAATTTCAATATAGCCCGGCGTAGATGTTGCAATGCTATTTCTTAGAGAAGTACCTACTGCAGTATCGGCCATTCGTAATATACCGTTACCATGTATTCCTTCATATGGATTTGTTAAACTTGGTGATGAAAGTCCATCTCCATCTCTTAGCCCTTCGGCACTAGTGCCCATCCCGGCTGCGCTTGTATGTCCTGCTTTCGGATTCGTCATGAATTCACCTCAATAATTGCTGAGAAAACGATTTCATTATCGCTAGTCTTAGTAATTGAGTCATATGTATATCTCGCTAATGCAGTAGTATCAGATGCATCACTAGGGTTCTTATATTGAATTACCACTTCTTTAAGTGGACTTGAAAAAGAATTGCTAAGAGGTACTTTTGCTTCTACCGATAAACTATGATCGTCTAGTACTTTGACAACAGGCGTTACTACAATCGCTGGTTGAGCGGCACCTGTATCATCTTGACTGGCTAAAGTTCCACCGAAGCCAAATACAACTTGGTTAATTCTCGATTTCAATGTGTCTATCATATATCTAGTTCCTTGGTTTAATAATGGTATGTTAACCCCTCCTTCTACTTGAGAATGTGCCCTTATTCATCCTAATTTTCAAATGGCTATTAGCGCTTTCAGGTAATGTGTCTATAGAGAGTTGGAATAGTTCTTCATTGTCTTTAACCAAATCAGGTGACGCTTTAGTAATAACGACTGAAGTAGTACCAGCCGAAGATAATTTACCAAGTAAATTTCCATTGCTACGATAAACAAAGGCATCTGCTTTACCTGCACTAATTACTCCTGATGTAAATACTGAATTAGCATTTGTTCCATCTGTTGTGAAATTAGTAGTACCCACTGCATATCCTCCTGAATTTTGAATAAGTATACCAGTGCCTTTCAAATGCTTTCTACCGTTTATTATATCTCGATCAGGTATACCTATTGCAATTCCACCAGTTGGATCTTTAACTTTGCGTGTTTCTACTCGCCATGAAATCTTGATATTAAAGCCAAACGCAGTAGCGAATTCTTTTCTATTAAATTGACGATTTCTTTCTTCATTATCACGGGTACTAGAACTAATGTCCACTTCTTGAAAGCGCTGCAAAATATCCTCTATAGACCCTTCTACAGAATTGATGTCAATGTCTGATTTACGACCAGTCAAATGATGGCGAGTAGACAAAACTATCTTCCTTTCAGAACTAGTCAAAGTATCGTATGATACTACATCTCCGGGTTGTACTTTAGTTGACATCATTACCCCTTTCAATTTCTCATTACCTTCTGCTCGCTTAGCCATAGACAATAATCTTCGACCTATACTTTTAGCGCTGGCTTTAGTTACAGCCGTAGGTGCATAAATTCCACCGGGTATTTCATTCACACTATCTTGTTGAGGCCCGAAATCATCAATTTGAACTACATTCTGATCATTATTGGCTCGGACTTTTCCCCGCACTACTACTCGGTTGAGTGTACTTTTCCCCGCAGATTTAACCGAACCTTCAGTGACCATCGTATTAGTGATTAGGTGCTCTCGGTTGTGTTTCTTTTGATGAGAATAATGAATATTACCAAATTGATCTGTATTAGCGTTATATCCATCATGTTTGGATAAAAAGCGAATAGCAGTAAGCCCATCAACTCCATAAAAGTCCTGTGCTACAAATGTACCACTTGGATTCTTAATTGTTAAACCATTAATCGAACTAGTACTACTTTTAGCAATACGACTAACCAAATCTGTGGTACGCAAACCAACATTTGCCTTTTGCCCAATATGAACAGTCTTGTCAGTGAATCCTATTTGCTTTAATTCCTTTCCTTTCATATTACCAATTCGATAACGAGTACCCTTAGTGGCGTGTAATATATCGTCTAACTCACTTTCAGGTGAAATTAACGCCGATGGTACAAGTGTCTGTGAATGATTTTCACCACCTATAAACAAAGGTGGTAATGTATATCGTTGTAATGAAACTTCATCATCATCAAAGAATATGCTGGCAGTATAACGGTGCCCATCACTCATTTTATGAATTAAACGAACGGTATCTTCTTCTTCAATCAAAGTATATTTTCGATCGTGAGTGGGTACGAAATCACCTGTGGTTGGAGCCTTAACCAAAAAGCCACTTTGCTGTTTAGTATACTCACCATGGCGAACCCCGTTATCAACAAACTTAGGTTTACGAATTCTCTTCATGACAGAAGTCTGTGATGCGTTAAAGCGCCCAGTTGCGAGATTCTTACCTAATGCCATGTTCACTCCCCGCTATGGTCTCCTGTATTATAAGTTGCATCACCGTCTGTCCAACCACTACCCTTTGGATGCAATGTTTGACTATATCTTGGCTGTACATTAAAGTCACCTTCTTCATCGTCAGGTGATTTACGACTTGCGTCTGCTCTGAAATGTTCAAGTGTATTCTCCGACATAATTACTCTTGCTACAGGTAAGCGTATATCGGTCTTATCATAATCAGTCACATCTACACCTAAGATCTTAGGCCCTTGGCTAGTTGGAACTGTATTACTAGTACTTGTTCCTGCAGTAGTAGGGGTCATTGAGTAAACTGGCGCATACGGTGGAGTACTTGGAGTACCAGTCAAAGCACCCGGAGCATCACTTGTGAATAAACCGTATTTGCCTCCACCTGTCGCTCTATAGAAGTTTGAACCAACTTGGTCTGCACTAGTTTTCATTACCGGAGCAGGTCTAAAGAATTGTACATGTTTATTATCTAAGACTTGGACAGGTCTATACAAAAACTCGATTGTGGAATCTGTAAAGTTAGTATTCTGAACAATTGGGTCATGATTAGAAGTCTGATATGGATTAGATGATGATGATGCCCCTGCTTGCCCCCAGCCCTTGACATCAAGTACACCTGAATATCTACTCCATTGCATAATGTATGTACCGCCAAGAGGCCAATATGCATGAGCATTAGAGAATCTAGTTACACCAGCAACGGGGTTAGTACTGAAATTCAAAGCAGTTAGATCGAAATCAGTTAATGTACGACTAGCGCCATTCATTGCTCCCCTTAAGTTAGTTCTTTGACCAACTTCTCTATCAGTATGTAGACTTGCAGCCTCAGTTGACATGATTACATATTCTCTACTAGTACCATCATTTAATTCACTAATTGTATCTACATCCAACCCCATTCTAATATCATCTCTAGCAACTGGGTCAACTAATCTTGTATCAGCAGTTACTGTCTCTACACCTTCGCCAACAGATGCACTCGGTTTGAGTAACCCGTCTTCAGCATCAAGGTCTAATCTTGCACTTATTCCTCGTTCGACTTCTCCAACCTGTAAGGTCTCATTACTTGGCCTTACAAACCCTTGTCCAAACGCAGGCTCTGCTGTACTATGTGATAATACTAAACCAGTTGCTTCATGTATTTCGCTAACATCCATTAGCATACTTTCGTTAAAAACAGTAGGCCAGCGCACTCCTCTACCATCTCCTCTGTCACCTACTCTAAGGGCACTGGCTGGATTAAACCAATCTGCTACACCCATGTTACTTGCATCATTATTGGCAGTATTAGCATTACCGCTATAACGGTCATTTCCATCACCGCCGAATAAAGCATTAGCCGCAGGTCTATGAGCAATGTTAGTGTCAGCATAAGCGTCTTCAGGATCCCAAGAAGGTCTAATTCCAAAGCCCCTAACTGGGAATCTCCTTACATCTTCCCCACGGGTATTACCCCACCAATCAATCATATAATAGCGATGAGCATTGGCTAATTCAGATATAGCCTTCCCTACATTATCACCCGGATATTCTCTTCTGACTGTAGAAGCGTTTCTAATAGTTCTAACAGCACAGCCAAACGGCTGAGTCATACGACGACCATCACTGTATCTGACCTGACGGCCAATTTGATCTTGATTGAGTAATGCGCTAACTTGCGTTAACCTCTCTAATATGCCGATATATGTAACATTAAAGGAAACATCACTTAAAGTGGTATCACTACCTACATAATCCCAACCATTAGTTTTGCTATCTTGTTGTACAAATGGCCCATTATAATATCCAAGTAAAGCGTTTGCATTAGCGACTTCTAGCCAGCCTCTTACATAATTAGCCCATCTAGGTCTATTGTAAGCCTGCCTAACTCCAAACCTATAGCCAAAGCAATTGTTACGAGCATAAGCAGATGCAGATGTCATCTGAGCATAAGTACGAGTTCTTACCCCTGTATCGTTATCGAAACTACCACAAGTCATACCATATGATTCACCACCCCATCCGATTAAAGAATCACCATATGCTTCTAAACGACTTACTGCACCGCCTCCATGTGAACCACCCGGCCAAAATCCAGCAAAATTGTATTTTTCTGAAGCATCAGTTCCACCTTGGTGTGATAAATTACCATCAGCATCGATCTGCGCCGCAGTATAAACAGTACCATCTGCTGATAAACCAGCACTACCGGGTGGACTCAACCATTTCATTGCTAGTCCGAATGGACCCTTACTTGCGACATAATTGAAATCGTGATAATGTATAGTTTCAAAATGTTCAGGTAACATATTGTAAGGCTTTTTATCTACAGGTGTATCTGCTGCACCAGTCTTGGTGTAGAAATTACGAGTACCACCTGTTGCTGTATCGCTATACCAAGTAAACGGCCTACCTAAGTTAGGGTGCCACATACAGAGATAAGCGTCAGGTAAGTGTAGGCTATTTGTATCTCTGCTTCCATTCACTAATGAAACACTATCTTTAGACTCTAATGTTCGTGGTGGACACAATCTAGTTATAATGCTACTCTTAGTGTCCAAATAAATCGAATCTGAAGCATATGTATCATATGGTCTTGTTAATTTGATAACTGTACCGGCTGCAATATTTGTCCAAAACTCACTACTACCACTAACGCTTGAAAATGTAGTAGAAGCACCCAATGTTGCATAAGCAAGTGTACCTGTTCTATTTGCATAGGTTGCTGTATAACGAATACCATCTTTGGTGTATTCTAACTTTTCCCCGTAATACGGAACTACTGGGAATAAGTCATTATTATCAACAGTTATTGTAGAAGAGCCATTATCAGATATAACTACACAAGTTGGGTTCAAACTTCGATTGCGCTTGTGTACTTCATAAATATCCATGAAAGAAGTAGGATAACCAGCGATCGTTAACTGTGCACCTACACAACCATAAGACATTCTACAGAATTCGTAGTAATTGTCAGGTTTATGCCATTCCAAATGTCTGAATTTTTCAGCAGCACTTGCCCCTGCCCCATCTTTATGCAATATACCCCACCATGGTATTGTTAGTGTATATCCGGGCGTAGCACTAGCGAACATACCCGGCCTGTAAGGTAGGCTTCTACGAGTAAGTGAAGGCGAACTGGTCTCCTGTACACCCAACGGGTTGTATAATCCGAGAGTAGGTATATTGGTAAAGTGGCTACCCGAATCCGGTTCAATATCCAGTATGACTTCATTAATTATTACTTCACAACCTCTAACATCAGCCATTATTGCTTCAGCCAATATCAAACTATGAGCACCATTTGTACTCAAATCTTGTTCAATTGCAATAACAGTATTGACCTGTTGCCCAGTCAGTTCATTGACTTTATCTCCACTTTCTGAAGGTGCCTTAACTGCATTGCTATGGTTTATATGAAAACCTTTGAGTTGTTGAGCAAATACATTCGGCTGTATCACAATCTGATAGGCTCCAACCTCCATAGGGTCGGGGAAGTGGTTATTCAAGGTATATGTGCCACCTGCTTCCAATACCAGTTCATGCCCACCTGCTGCGTTTGTAGCCCCTGCGTCACCAACAGATGCAGCAACCCCATATCCTTCATATTTGACCTTAGTTTCAGTCAATAGAGTAAATGCCCCACCATGTATGTCAGATGGTGAAAATGCTGCTGTTGGACCGGAGAAGTAAATATAAGGATCTCGACCCGATTCATGGGTGGTGGATGTAGCAGTTGTACTGGTCCTAGTACCTTCATTAGTACCAATGAGGCTGTCAATCAAAGGTGCATTGTTAGAAGTCCTACAACTTTGGTTTAACTCGTACAAGCGTTGGTAGGCTGGGTGAGCATAATGTCCGGGCATGAGTGCCATTGTCGGACTAACATAATGATGACCCATACGGGGAATAGGCATAGGTGTCATCTTAGGAGTCATTATGTGATTGTAAGGTATAGAAGGATTGGTAGTCGCACCTGTGTTTGCAGGTAAAGCGCCATATAGAGTATACCAATCAATTGTCTTCATATCAGGACTAGCCCCGCTATATTCACTATGATCTCTCAATCGCCTAGAACTAAAGAATCTAGTGCTACCTGCTGGCATATAATAAGAAGGTACAACCCTCAAATTCATTACGCCCTCTGATGTTGCTTTGTCTACAAATGTAGTAAAGTCAGGGCTATACACGACACCTGTAAACTTATTAGTACCTACACCTGTATAAGAAGCCAATACTCCTTCGTTAGTGGTCTCATTGTACACTCTTAGGAAATACCTACCACCACTTAATTCACTACTATCAGTCCATACACCTGCTTCAGGTGTAGCGCTTACTATTATTTCTGTACCACTATAACTTTGGTAATTTAACAACTGCGATGTCTCACGGTTAGTCATAGATACACCCATACGGGTGACATGGAAATACAAGTTTCTATCATGAGGCTCGTATGCTGTCTTAAGAGGAGAATTGTTAGTATGGTCTTGCCAGCCTTCTACAGTTGATGCTGGGAATTTGAGGCGGTTATCACTTTTAGTCAAAGATATATCTACTCCGTCTTGGCTCAAATGCTCCCAGCCGTTATTTTCCCAAGTAGGCCATAATCTCGGACCCGAATACTTGTTGTCAAACATTTCAGTAATATGTTGTACAGGTTGTGACGGATGTTGTAAGCCACCTGTTCCTATTGTTTCATTTTGATATGCTTGTATACGATCAAATCCAGATCTAACAATGATATTACCCGGTATTTCATCAGGGTTAGGTAATCTAATTTTCATATTAGGTGAAACACCTGTACCGGCAAGAGCGGGTGATAAACCTTCTATTTCTCTATCACTTACATGTCTGAAATCCATGATAACGGTACCTAGTGGGGAGCCACCCTCAAGTCGGTGTTCTTGACCTGTATCGTCAGTAACCATGAGACTTTGAAATTGCATTTCCTCATTTGGTAACATCAGTGCATTATGGATTTTCATAGAGTGCTGCTCTGCTAATTGAGGGTGCCCCAATTCTTGAGCCTGTATAATTGGGAACATCGCTGCGTTAGTTGTCTCAAAACTAAACCTAACATTACCGAGTACCTTTTCACCTTCAAGTAAATAACCAAGAGTGGACGATTTACGCTTAATCCAAGGTATTGCTCCAAGTCCTCTTGCATTAGCGGCGGGCATAGTGAGGCTACCACCATCCATCCTTTTCCAAACCACATGCTCTGCTGAGAAATTACGAGCAGCCGAGCGAGCGTTGTAATAACCAAATAGGCCGGGGTGAGGCATAGCCGTAATTGGTGCCCCCGGATTAAGATAATCTAATAATCCACTATTACCTATACATTCTACTCCATAAGTGCTGAAATCTTCATGGAAATTAGAGCCTTTGACAACACTTTCATCCCAAAATAAATCACCAGTAGGATGCAGACAGACATTGGCTTGTACCATTTTACCTGATGCAATGGTGTCGTGCCAATCGGCAGCAGCCACAGCAGAACCAGTGGCAGGATAATCCCCAGCCACATTCGGCCTAACGAAATCTGAATGTACCTGTGCCTCTACACGAGGACCACCAGTTGCAGGTCCAACATAACGAGATTTATTGTGAACCTTACCAGTGTCCCATTGTACCGTACCTGCGTTAATCATGTTACTGGTTTCCTTTGTCATTAACCAGTCACCTGCACAAGATACGCCATCTCTGTCAGCCTTAGCAATGAGAGGCAACTCACTTTCATGCGTAATTGCAATCAAGTGTCGAGAAGATAATCCATTGACACAATAATCTGAAAATGTAGCAGTAGCAGTATCACCTGTACCAACTGGTGAAGATGATGCTAAACATGTTTCTGCAGCGCCATAGGGGTTGAATCCGAGGGATGGGTGCCAAGCACCACGACCTGCTGGATAAACACCGGAGCCGACCTGTGTACCAGTGTAGGAGTTCATGTAAGAATAGGCTTCTCCAGCCCAGCCTACTGCTCCTATAGGCTTAGTACGGTCTATTGCATCTATTAATCCATTAAAGTGAACTTGAGTTATATGATCACGAGTAGTAACCGTGTTATCATTATTCAATCGATGTGTACCGGATTTCGCCCAAACATACGCCTTGAAACCACTGGTAGCGGTAACTTCTCTATCATTAGTGGGATTGATGAAAGAAGTACTATTTGTACAGGCTACTAGAAGTATTCTTGCAGCACCGTCACCACCTGCCGGTATCACCAACTCTCCGGGCTGGTAACCTGAACCGGCGGTAGCAATACTAACTCCAGTTATTTCACCGGAACCTCCGACTGTGAGAGCCAGCGTTAGTCCAGTACCACTACCGCCACTTGTAGAAACAGTTGCTGCACTATAACCTGAACCGGGCACTGCGATAGCGGCCACTGACGGTACGGTTTGGTTAACACTCCTTCCTAAATAAATCGAACCAGTATTTCCGTTAAACCCGGCAACCGTGAGATTTGTAACATCTTCTGTAATCGCCGTATGACCCGAAATACCAGCAACTGCTTGTGTTAAAGTGAAAATACTCGTACTTGTTTCAGTCACTGTAATTTTACCAGCATGTCCATTAGCATGCTCTATTGCGGTTTTAATCTGCTCTAAATAATTATGTTGAGTGGCACTTGAGAAATCAATACCAACTGCTATCCCCCCTGCTAAGGCATCTCCGGCTGTACCCGCCCCTGTATCTGAATTAGAAACTAATACTGTTCCTGTAGCAACTCCTCCAGCATTAGTATCTGTCAAAACATATACTCTTACAGTACCATCTGCTGCGGTAATTGTAACTTTTTGTTTTTCAGTCATACCGTGTGGATCGCCGTGAGTCCCAACCGTAAGTGTAGCAGTAGCAGTTATGCTAGTATAAGGTGCATATCCAGCAGTGTTACCGTCACTAATGCGAACCCAACCATATTTAGGTAAAGTTCCAAGGGATGCGCTGTTAGTAACAACTAGCCTATTTGTTGGCTGGAAAGAAGAAATAGCCAATTCTACCCAGCCATACCTGTCTTGTTTGTGAGCATTTTGCATAGATGGTAAGAAAGTACCACCGATTGCCTTGAGTGGATCTTTGCCGGGAAAAGTATTAATCGAAGCGCTGATTACTGCACCTAATTCTTCAGCATTCTGTACACGAGTAGCGTCTATCAATACCACATTATCATCATTCGCTTGGTTATCAGGTGAGACACCATACTCAGTTAAATATGCTTTAGCCAAAAGTCCACAAGTTCTGAAAGCAGATACATTGTGTTTATTTGTACCACCAGTTGCAAGTCTACCTTCCTCAATAGGGTGCTTTGGATTCATATTGACATGATTATCAAGGAAATGCCCGCCGGGATGATAGCCTCCATCCATATGCCAAATTGCAGAAGATTTCTTAGTAGCAGGATGACTACCTGACTCAAGTGCATTACCGCTTGAATCAGTAAATATATGACTAAATGGATGAGCGCTTGGTGGCAATGCTACTCCAAATGTAAAGGGAGAGCCTTCGTAATAAAATGCCTTTTGATAAGTTTGTGCAAATGTAGTACTACCACTCACAGCAACACTTGGGAATCCTTTAGTAGGCTCCCAATTCATAGCATAATTGAATGCTGAGAGTTTATTGATTTGGAAAAATGTACTTCTAGGTAAATGGCCGATAACTGCACCACTAGCGTGATTTATCAAACCGGCAACAGTAGTATCTCCATTGGCTAATTGGTTAGGTAAAAATGTTTCAAGACTAACAGTGCTCCCATCAGTATAAATTGGCACTGCGCTGTAGCCATTACCACCTGTAACTATATTGGAGCCTTGTGGCTCAAAAGTAGCAGCATTATGAGGGAATGCTTGACCGGGACCAAATACCATGTAGATAGTTTGATCGGCGGTATTACCCGTAGCACTATATCTAGCATGAGGGTGAGCAAATCTGAGTACAATTGGAGAAGGTAAATTTGCATGAATGGAGTTACTACCATCAGTATAAACAAGACCAGTGTACTTAGTATTAGCACCTTTTGCCATATCAAATGGTAGTAAGCCATCTTGGTTGAAAAATGGAGGATTATTCTTACCCCTATGGTCATCTAAATAAGGTGTGCCGGGGAACATAGCCAGCATAGCGTTAGTATCAAGGAGAGCATAAGAGCCAGCAATTTCACCGACATTTTGCAAACCAGCAGATCCAGTAGGCCCGCCTGCATATGGGTGTGTATAGAAATCACCGTAATCATTCTGAGTACCGTCATTGATGTCCATAACTACACCACTGAAACCACCGCCGAAGTAGAGCGGCACCCAATGGTCAGGGCTATCTCTACCTCCTCTAAAGTAGAGGAATGGGCTAGACATCTTGCTTCCAGCCCTACGAATACCATCTGTTTTCATGCCATTCTTGACATCACCATTTCGCATGAGAACTTCATCGTCGCTGTCATGACAGAAGGAAGCAAAGTTGGCACTAACACCTGTACCTGCCCCGTAAGTAAGTTTAGTTTCAACTGCTGCTCCGGGCGTACTAGCAACCTCTGCGTATTCTTCTGAACCCCACCAAATTGTAAATCGCTCGCCCCAAGCCTGTGCATGATCTGAACCCGGTACACATATTGAATATAAGTAAGTGCTACTTGCGGTTGTTATTACAGTACCAGTGTCAGTGGTTTTCAAAATCATAGGGCTGTCTACCTTTGGTATAATGTGATCGCCCGCTACGCTTGTGTAATTGTCACCACGAAGGTTCCTCTGCCATGTAGATATATCAACAGGGTTATTCTGATTATCAACTAGAATAGGAGTAGCAGTATTTGCATTAGTACCCTTGTAACGAGTAGTGATGTGCAACACTGTTTCAGGAATATAGCCTACATCTAGTCGTGTACCTGCATCTCTTTCAGAATCACTTAATCCACCAGTGTGCTTCAAACTTACAGCAGCATCGCTACTTGCACCTTCGACTAATCCCCAATCTTTGTTCCTTGATACTTGGAATAATTTACTTAAGGGTGTTTTACTTTTACTACTAGCCTTAACTCTGATAGCGGTAGGGCTAACCCCCCATTCCTCAAGTATGCGACCATCAGGTGCAAACATTTCTGTACAATCAAAGTAGTTATTATCACCTTTAGGATCATCAACAGTCATCGCAAACTCAACTGCTGCTGCAATTACTTCGTCAGTGAGTACACTTGTAAAGTTGATTCTTGGACTAATTAACATGCCTTCGTTAGTAGTTAAAGCACGACCACCTGTACAACCATAGAAATAATGTTTGTTAGATGCCCCAGTGTCACCATCGTGGTCATAATGTGAACGACTGGTATAATGGATAGTAATTCCTTGGTCACCACTACCACCAGCGTCGTCGGTTAGTTGTAATACACCTGACTCAGGGAATCCGAGATAACCTAGTACATCGGGGTGAGTTAGCGTATCTCCTGTACTGTAAGGCGCAGTAAAGGTAACATCCATAGTAACTCCAGCATCTGTTGCCTTATTACCAGTCACATGTATTCCTACAGCAGGTGAAGGGTAATTATTCCAAAGATTTCCTTTGTAAGGCTTAGCGGTACCCCCACTCTTTTCACCGCAGACTTCACCTGTACCAACCATATGATTGCCAATTGTAAATCCTCCAAACGCTACATCCCTATCATCAAAGTAAATAACAACTTCTTCATCAATAGAAGGAGGTAACATTGTTAAGTCGTTTGCGAATGCTTCTCCGTATTGTTTGTAAACCATCCTTACTGTGTGGTTATCACCACGGTGATCGACTAACTTAATCCCGTAAAGGTTACCATCACCTATGTTAGATGGTTTCATATCTGTTTCAGGAATATAACCTGTTTTGTTACTAGAAGAATATAATGTGCTACCTAGCATTGCAGTACCAGCATTAGATGCATTACCATAAATTGCCTCAAATTTAACCCCTCCATCTCTACCCATGCCCCATTTACCAGCGTTCGGTGCCCAACCCGGTATTCCAGCCTGAGTCATACCACCGAAGTTAATACGAGCCTTAGCAGAAGTACCTGTTCTCAACCCATCGACAAGTGTAGATGATGGACTCTTGGTTTCAAACGATTCATCTATGACTGTATTACTATTCCTACCCGAAGCATTTTCTCTGAAAGTGTCAGTTTTTTGGGTTGAACTTGCTATTGTTTCAGGCCCTAAACTTAAATTGTTTTCAAACGAATCTAAAGTTTCTTCAGGAGGAAGGAATTCTTTGAGAGTGGTGATTGGTGCGAACGGTCTACCAAATCTGTTGATAGGCATAGGTGCAGGGTGCATGTTTTCACCAGTCATTTCATCCGGTTGGCACCAATAATTACGGAATCTACCACCATGCCCGATGAGGTACTGAGGGCGATAAGAACTCTGAGAACGACTACTATCTAACCAAGTACAAAAGTTTCTACCTTCTGCACCCGGTACTGTAGAGTGTATAACAATGGAATAACCCTTTTTACCGTCAGAATCAAGAACTACTCTGCCAAGATGAGCACGGACATAACCCATATGTGTGCCTCTATCATGACTTGAAAACCCTCGTTTAACATCCCAAAATGGCGCAGGGTCATGTGTGGAACCAGTACTACCATCAAGTTGCTGTTCACCGTACTTCCTTGTATGAGTTCTACCGTATTTAGCACCAGCCTGATTTATTAAGCGTACAACTTCAAGCGCCGCAGCCTGAATATCAGTAACTCCAACTCTTAAATTTACCTCTCCGAAATCTACAGTTAGTCGGCGTACAAAGTCCATCTGAGTCCAATGGTCTAAGTTATCCAAACGATCCTCTTCATGACCAGTAAGATCAACAGTACTACTTCTAATCCCTTTCAAAGCAAGGAAGGCTGGTATCGCTCTAGTACCATCAGGAGTATCAAAGAAGGTAGATGCTTCTCTTGAATCTTTATCTATTTCTTTATGTTTAAGTGAAGCGTCAGTGGAGTTGATAACAGCATCATTGGTTCTTGGCATTCCACTATTTGTCGCATAACTACCTACATCAGGCGCATGTGGTGAAAGTACAGTACCTGTACTAGCATTCCATGTACTCTTGTGAGAATAAGCCGCCTCTATAAAATCAGAACCATTAGTTGTCGACAGGTACTTACTTTCACTTGGGAAGCCTGCCCCTACATCTAATGACGAACCTGAATTTGCATCACTATGTAAGATTGCGCCCGCAGTTGTAGTAGGGGCCGCTCCTATCTTTACTGCATCTGCGCCACTTTGTACCTGCATCCAAAGGTCTTGGAATGCGATAAACTCACGGTCATGCGCTACATCGTAAAGTAATACACGAGCATGGTCCTCTGTACTTTGGTAAGGATCCAAATAAGCAACAGTTGGTGCAGGTGTCTTAGATGTGAATGTCAATGTTTGGCTAGACTTAGAACCACCAGTCGTATCTTCAGACAATTCAAAGTGAGTAGCGTCGGTCACTGTAGCCACAGTAGCCCCGTCAGGTATACCGCTACCGCTT